GTGAGTCGACCGCGACCCGGCGATATGCTATAGGTTATTGCTAGGCTAATTACTATATTGTTTAAAGGAGTAAGGATAAAAAACATTCTAGTCCTTACGTAGGTGTAAAAACAGACACATAGTTGTTTGAACGCAGCTGGGCCCGATAAATTTGTACTAGACAAGTGCTGATGCCACCTTTAAACAACACTTTGCCCTAGTGGTGTAATGGTAGCCACGGAAGATTCAAAATCTTTTGCCGCAAGGCGTGGGGGTTCAAGTCCCTCCTGGGGCACCAAATAATAAATACTATATGAAAATATTTGAAGTAGTAGCAAAAATAACCAAAGACGTTGATCCTGAAACTGGTGACAGTACTGTCGGTGCCAATGTAACTGATTTTAAAAACGAATACAACCGAGTTGTTGTAATGCCTATGAATCAGATCCGATCTAGATTCGAAGGAGACGGTAAAGGTGATACTAAAGATGTTGATGCTAGAGCAAATATAAACAGTATTAAAAAACAGATAAAACGAGATATCAGCAAGATACCTCCAATACTAGTAAGAAGAATTCCACGAGAAAACACTTATCAAGTAATTGATGGACATCATCGTTACTTTGCATTTCGTGAAATGAATATTAAACGTATTCCAGTTATTATAATGAGTGCCGGTCAAGTTACCGGTGATAAGTATAAAAAATAAAATGCCCGCTTGGTGAAATTGGTAGCCGCGGCAGACTTAAAATTTGCTTCCTCTGGAGTGCCGGTTCGAGTCCGGCAGTGGGCACCAACGCAACAGATACAAAAGGCACCCTAGGGTGCCTTTTCTCTTGACTAAAATATCGTTTAAGTTATAATCAAACTAACCAAAGGAGTTTCCATGCGTACACAACCAGACGTGATTATTCGCAACCTTGAAAATCACAACAGCCGACTGGACAAAGAAGCAATTCTAGCGGCAGCAGTTGCAGAAGGTCTTGACGAGTTTTTTGAAGGTGTTAGAATGGCACTGGACCCGTTGATCACATACGGCGTCAAGCAGGTGCCATTTAAAAACGCGGATGCAGGCCAAGGGCTACCGTGGACTGTTTTCCTGAAACTTGCCCAAGATTTGCAGTATCGAAACTTAACAGGTCATGCTGCACGTGATGCTATCGAACTAGCAATGAACGTTGCTACACAGCGACAGTGGAATGATTGGTATCGTCGTATTCTTATCAAAGACCTGCGTTGTGGCATGAGCGAAAAAACTGTTAACAAAGTGTGTAAAAAACACCCTGAGTATCAAGTGCCGGTATTTGAATGCCAACTTGCTCACGACAGTGCTAACCACGAAGATAAAATGCGTGGCAAGAAACAGATTGAAGTTAAACTAGACGGCGTTCGTGTGCTCGTTGTTATCAATGATGTACACGGTAAAAGCATTGAAATGTTTAGTCGTAATGGCAAACAGTTTCATAACTTTGATCACATCATTGAAGAAATTCGTGCTGTGTTGAAAGATCATCCTGCACCGTATCCGTTGGTACTTGATGGCGAAATTATGAGTGCTAGTTTTCAAGATCTTATGCGTCAAGTGCAGCGTAAGAAAGATGTCGATGCAAAGGATGCAGTGTTGAACTTGTTTGACATTATTCCGCTGGGTAATTTTAAGAACAAAGTTTATAGTTTTAACCAAAGTGTTCGCAGTGAAATGGTCAGTCATTGGGTTGAAGACCACGCAAACACGCTACAGCACGTTACAGCACTGGGTTGGGAAACTGTAGACCTGGATACCGCAGAAGGCTACCTACGCTTTGTAGCACTTAATAAGGCGGCTGTAGACGGTGGGTATGAAGGTGTGATGATCAAAGACGTTGATGCACCTTACGAGTGCAAGCGCAGTGCAAGTTGGCTTAAAGCAAAACCGTTTATCGAAGTAACACTGGAGATTGTTGGCTATGAAGAAGGCACAGGAAAAAACACAGGAAGACTCGGGGCTTTGGTATGCGCTGGGCAGGATGACGGGAAAGATATTAGGGTCAATGTTGGTAGCGGTCTCACAGACGAGCAGCGTATTGCTTTTTGGGCTGACCGTGATAGTCTTGCTGGATCTCTTGTGGAAGTTAGGGCTGATGCAGTAACACAGAATCAAGATGGCACCTACAGCCTACGTTTTCCACGTTTCAAAACATTCCGTGGATTTGCACCTGGAGAAAAACTGTGATCTACAAACTTGGTAGAATTATGGGACATATTGGGCATCCTCCGCCGGAGTCTAGTCCATTTGCTGCCGTCGCAGTATTGGGTATTGACACTGCACTTGCTCGTAAAGCAGTACAAAAACTCTACTTTGAAGAAGTACCAGTAGTGGATAAATTTGGCCGTGCAGTTGATTCTTACGAAACTTACCACAATGTTTTCTTTGTGCCTAACAACACCAAATACGGCAGCATATTTGCTATGAAATACGGAACATTAGTTAATGACAGATGAAGTAGAACATTTTAAGAAAAAGTACCGTGCTCACGTACAACCTGGGCATAGACGCTATGCTGTGCCCAAGCGTATGAGCATGGACTCTCTAACCCCTAATTACGAACCGTTTGATCTCGACTTCGAATACGAACCCAGTGTTCAAATTGACATGCCCAAGCGTGACTTCGAAACACTGATTGGCATGGAAAAATACTGGGAGGAACAACTAAACTGGAGAGATACTCATCATTATTCTGGTTATGCTAAATCGATTGTTGACGGTCACGAAAAAGAATTACGTATTCGTAACAACAATCCCGCAGCAAAAATTGCTTACGAAAGGTATCAAATGCTATTAAAATTAGTAGATAGTCAGTATGATTAAAGTGCCGTTTGATGTAGAAGGCTATCACGGCTCGAGTATGCGTGGACAAATATTAAACAGTGTCGAACTTGACAAAACACTAGACAACGCATACAGAACCATGGAATGGTTCAAGTATCTAGCAGATCACGCAACGGAAGTAAAAGTGTTAGAAAATTATGCCAATGCTGCAACATTCATGACTACATATGTAGTAGGATTTGAACTTGATGGCAAGTATGAAACCTTCTATAGGATTAAATACGGCGGTTGACATTTACTGTATAGTGTCGTATATTTTATAAACACAGAGGAGATCTACATGGCTCGTACTACCGCTCTTAAACCCAAGAAAAAAGCAACTGTTCGTGCAACTCGTCGTCTTAGTGGCTTTGCACTTGCTCCAACTGACACATTCTGGAAGGCAAAGCATTTCGTTCATTACGAAATTGAAAGCCGCGAATGGAGCAATAAGATCAAAGAATACGTGAAGAGATTTCTTCCTAAGACTGATGCTGCACACATTAACCGTTTGCCAGAATGGAAGACGGCTAATTACAGTCATTGGGCAATCACTGCACACTGGCTGCTGAATAATCTTGCTCCTCCTACAGATTATGTTAACGGTTTTAAACGTTATCTTGACGGTCTTATCGAAGAAGGCAAAGAGGTTGCTAAAAAGGATCGTGCAGCAGAAAAGACGGCTAAATCCTCTGCACCTGTGCCTACAATTCAAGAACGTATTGCTGATCAAGCCGCAGAAGCAATGGAAGACATCGAAGCGTGGCTGGAAGGTTTTGTTACGGATAAGACAACCTTTGATCCTAAAGGATTTGACTTTACTGCTCACTTTGCAAAGTATAAAGTGACGCAGGCTCATGCACGTAAGATCATGTCTAACTATCAAAGCGAACTTGAAGAAGTACGTTTGATTCAGAACTTGCCTACTCCGCAAACCATTGCCAAGATCAAAGACGAGCGTGAAAAGGATATGGCACAGCAATTGCGCGAAGGCTACAGCCACCTTAGTAAAAAAGATGCACAAGCATACCTAACTGCACTAGAGACGCTTGTAGGCGCTTGTATGCTGGTTATTGACACCAGTAAAGCAACTCGTAAGCCGCGTGTGAAGAAAGCACCTAGCAAGGACAAGATCGTTGCTAAGTTGAAATTCAAAGCAATGGACGAAAAGTATCAACTTGCAAGTGTTAACCCGCTGGACTTGATTGGAGCCGCAGAAATCTGGGTATTCAACATCAAGACACGCAAACTTGGCAAGTATGTTGCTGCTGAAGATGCTAGCGTAATGACTGTTAAGGGCAGTGCTCTTATTGGTTACGACGAAGAAAAAAGTGTGCAAAAGACACTTCGCAAGCCCGAAGAAACACTGAAAGAATTTAAGGCAGCAGGCAAGATCAAGTTGCGTCGTTTCTTAGACGAAATTAAAACCACTGACACTAAACTCAGCGGACGTATCAACGAAGACACTATTCTACTAAAAGCACTATAATAAAAGGAAATACAATGCCACTAGTACCTATCGTAATCGAACAAGAATCACGCGGCGAACGTTCTTACGACATCTATAGCCGTTTGCTTAAAGATCGCATTATCATGCTCAACGGACCAGTTGAAGACAACATGGCCAATCTTGTTGTAGCACAAATGCTGTTTCTTGAAAGTGTAGATGCTGAAAAAGACATCAATCTTTACATCAATAGCCCAGGCGGACTGGTTACTGCTGGTCTTGCTATCTACGATACCATGCAGTTTATCAAACCAGACGTTAGCACTATTGTTATGGGTCAAGCCGCTAGCATGGGCAGTTTTCTTGCACAAGCAGGTGCAGCAGGCAAGCGTTATGTATTGCCTCAAT